ACCGAAGAAGGCCGCGCCGAGTATCCGGCCACTGCCGAGGCATGGCTACAGCGCATCGTCGAAAGCGCGTGCGAGAGCTACCGCGACCAATATCGATCCGATGCGATCACGAGCGCGGCTTTCATCCTGCGCTTCCAGTCGGATGAGCTGGCCAATATCCGCGCGGCTGCGGCGCAGGACCAGCAGCTCAGCGCATGGATGCATCGCGTTCAGGCGGAGCCGCTGGTCTGGCTAGGCTCCGACGAGGTAGCAAGTGCAAAGCAGGCGCTGGTCGCAGCCGGGCTGCTGAGCCCCGAGCGCGCCGAGGTCATCTTTGCCTACAATATTCCAACAGGTGACTTATGACACGTAGTGTAATTGATATACGAGATACCGCGCCAAATAAGTTTGTGCCTAACCCGGATTCTAAGCAGCCAGCAATTTTTGCCAGTGAATCTTTGGTTCGAGCGTACTTAAGGCAGATTTCTGGTCAGATGGTGCCATTACTTTTTACTCCAAAAGCTATTAGCGATGCGCGTGCTTTAGCTAAGAAAAACCCAGAAGATGTGGTTCCTCTTAAGTCAAAATGGCGTAGGATTTTAGATATACTGATAGAATAACTTATGATTAAGCGTGGTAAAGAAGTTTTTTCTGGCTATAATAAGCCTAAACGTACACCAAATCATCCAACCAAATCTCATGCAGTTCTCGCTAAAGTTGGCGATAAAGTAAAGTTGATTCGGTTTGGGCAGCAAGGTGTAAAAGGTTCGCCTAAAAAACCAGGTGAATCTGAGGCTTATAGAAAGCGAAGAGAAGCGTTTAAAGCCCGTCATGCTAAAAATATAAAGAAAGGTAAATTGTCGGCAGCATATTGGGCAGATAAAGTAAAATGGTGATGTATGAGCGGTCAGTTTGTACAAAGTTTACCTGATAGTTCGTCGTTTGTGGTAAGTGAGATTTTGAATGGCGACTCCAGGGTTCTTTTTGGTCCCGATAGTACAAACGACCGTTCTTCTGTTTTTATTGTACTTAATAAGCCTTATACTATTCGTGCATTTAATTTAATTCAAGGTGAATCCGTTATCATTGAAATGGTGGCCGGTGAGGGTTCCGGTACGTACTACGCTCCAGCCGTGACACCTGACGGACAGCCGATCATCTTGACTTCGGCAAGGCCCTCGCATAATATATTCGTGAGCGGGCGCTACCGCGCGCGCTTGATTGGTCGAGTTGGGGAAGTCTATGTAGATGCGTACCCGTCAGACTTGATGCGTAATAGCAAGTATTCAACTAACTATGGAACTTAATTATGAAGTACGCAGATAAAAAGAAAGCTGCAAAGACTGGTTCAGCAGGCCACACTACGCCGACTAACTACAGTCTTTTTAGCCACAATCATGCACAATCTAAGGCTTCTAAGATGAAGTCTGGTGGTTGTAAAAGTTGTGGGAAGCGAGCGGGTGGATGAACACTAAAGAGCAAGACCTTGTAGATAAATTACGAAAAGCGCCTAATCTGAGTCTTTTCTTAGATTATATTGCAGAAAAAGAAGCAAAGTTAGATGGCTGGAAACATGCAGGTGACGGCGTCATTAAAGTAATGCAAGGCAAAGCTCAAATGCTCGATGAAATTAAACGAGAACTATCAAATGGCAGGTAAACCAGCTTCAATTCGAAACGTTAGAACGCTCCCGGCTGCGAACCCAGATAATCCAGTTTCTGCGGTTGCATCTGACGTGTCTCAAGTCGAGGGGGCGCAGCCTGAACTTACAGCAGACGCTGATCCGTGGGCTCTTGCGGAAGCTGATACTACGACTTCCGTCGTTTCTGAAGTTGCTCCGGCCCCCCCTACTTCTGAAGTTGCTTCGGCTCCTACCCCGTCAACGTCGCAGACGACGCCGATTCCCGATTATGTTGCCGAACTTGCAGAACAGCGTAAACGTAATCGAGAACTTACTGAGCTTGTTTTAGAGCTAAACGAAAAGATCGATAGATTAACTAGCGCTAATAACGCAGCAACTAAGTCTCAACCGCAAACATTTGATATTGATGACAAAGATCTAGAGCTAAGCGAAGAAGAGCGTAAAATTTACGGCGAATCTTTACCCGTAATAGAAAAAGTTGTTAAACGACATCTTAAGCAACTAAGCTCTCAGTTTGATAGCCGGTTAAATGAGATCGTTAATACTACTAGTAAAAACGATCTTGCTGCATTTATTAATCTTGTGCAGAACAGGGTTACTAATGCTAGGCAGCTTACTAAGGACCCCGGGTTTATTCGCTATCTTAATGAACGGGTTCCGGGCACAGGACTTACTCGCAAGCAGATTTTTGATCTTGCCCATGAGAACCGCGATCTTGAGGCAGTAGTTAGTATTTTTGAAGGTTATAAAGTTGACACGCCAGATGCTACTGCGTCTATGCGGTCGCCGAGCACAACTGCGGCAAACCCGCAAGTGACGGCGCCAACTCGAAGTATTCAGGTAAAGAAGCCTGTGTTTAAGGAATCTGATAGCAGGAAGCTAAGCGAAGATTTTCGTAGTGGTAAAATTGATCTTAATACTTACAAAAAGCGTCGTATGTTGTTAGAAGAGGCGGTCAGAGAAGGCCGCATCATTCGTGGTCAGTAAAGGAGCCTTTTTATGATTCCCTCTGCAAGTGGTTATCCCCAACTTACTAATGTTTTTACCGATCCAATTTATGTCGATAAGTTTCTCGACTTAACTTATTGCGCTACTATTTATCCGAATATTTCGGAGACTCGCGCTGAACTTAGCAACTGTGGTACTCAGGCTATTTTTAGAAAAGAGCCTGATGTTGAAATCCGTCCGTATGTTAAGAATCAGCAGCTTGAACATACTAGCCCGGATACGTCCACTGTTACGATGAATATTGACCAGAGTTACTACTTCTCGGTTAAGATCGATGACGTGGACATGAAGCAGATTTGTAACTCTTCGCAGTTGCAAGATGCCATTTTCCGTCGTGCAGCATACAAGATTGGCGTCACGATTGACGAGCAAGTGATGTCTACGCAGTTTACGGAAGTCGCCCCTGAAAATCAGGGTGCTACGGCTGGTGCGCGTACACGATCTTACAACCTTGGTGAAACGGGCAACCCGTTCCCGTTAGATAGCGAGAACATCCTTGCGTTCTTGCTTTCAATGAAAATGGTTCTGAAGGAAGCGTGCATTCCTGAGGACGACTTGTTTGTGGTCATTCCGCCAAGGATTGAGCTTCTTTTGATGACTTCGGAGTTGGCCAACTGCTTTACGACTTGCACACCCTGGTCTCCGTTGATTGAAGGCTACACTCCTCCGAAGGTTGCTGGTTTTGAAGTCTACGTCTCAAACCACGTTCCGAGTGTTGTGGATTCTGGCGTGAATCAGCAGGCTTGGTGGATTATTGCGGGATCAAAGAGCGCTACGGGTTTTGTCGCTCAGTTGGATAAGACTCGTGACGCTACTAGTGCCGATTATTTCGGTGTGCTGTTCCAAGGTCTTGCTCTGTGGGGGACGAAAGTTCTCTATCCCGAGCGGCTTGCGGTTGGCTACGTTACCGCCAATTAATCCGTTTTGATAAGGAGTAATAGCTATGGCAATTCATGAACTTTATATTGGCGGACCGGCTAACCTTAACAACCCGGTTGGTCAGGCATATCCGAAGCCGCAGTTTAGCACTCAAGTTAGGTCTGCCCCTGCCGGGCACCTTTCTTCGGTTATGTTTGGGCTTACCCGAGACTTTCATTTTGACAGAGAACGTGAAGGCGGGCCTAGTCATCTTCAATATTTTGAAGGTAAAACTTTAGCTAATAACGATAGGCTTGGGTTAGTTATTATCCCTGCTGGTTCGTTGCTTTACGCTGTCCATATTAATGTTTTGGGTACGGCTCCAGGAACAGTCGTTACGTTCTCTTTCCGAAATCCAAATAGTTTTGCAACTGGAAACTTTAACCTTAATAATCGATTTTCTGTTGCATTGAATGCAGCCGGTGAACTTATTAACGGTTCTGGCACTCCATTTGGAAACTACTATTTAGCTGAAAGTGGATGCTGTCCGACTTATTTCCCAGTTTCTAATGTTCTTGATATGGTGGTTGTGTCAACCCCTGGGACTAATGAGATTGCTGGCACGTTCACTAGAGATACACGCATTCGCGTGACTCCTGTTGTGATTGTGCCTGATCTTGGCGGTACTATCGCACCGGCTCCCTAACAGTAATAGTTAAGGTTTGTATGAAACTTGTCAAAGGCGTTCAATACGTCAAGGTGCTGGCGACTGGCCTGATTTATCAGGCCACTCCAGCTTTGCTTAATAAACCTGGTGTCATTGCATTCGTCTATGACGGGTCTGATGTTGCTAAGGTTGATGTAGAGGTTAAGCAAAAACCTCAAGAACTTAATAAAATGCTAAAACCTGCTATTACTGAATAAATATATGGAATTCAAACGTGCTACTCCGCGAATTAATCAAGTACGTTTCGGAGCAGCTTAACGACCAAGAGCCGGGTTTTGAATACTCTCGTTGGTCTAAAGAACTTCTTATAAATTACTACAACGACGCTATATCCGCCTTGGCGAGCCTTCGTCCAGACGCGATTAGCGTCGTTTCTTCTTTCCAGCTTTCGCCTGGGCGACTACAGCAGTTGCCTCCGGAGCTTGGAGAGTTTGTAGCTATTGTTGATGGTGGCGATGGTCGGCCAGTACGTACAGCCGACGCAGTGTTGGCATCATCGTATAAGAAGGATTCGTGCTGCTCAATGCCTGTAAAACTGGATTGCAATGGTAATCCAGTTGGGTATATAGTCAGCAGTGTCTCTTATGACACTTCTGATCCAAATGTCTTTTTTGTATGGCCTCCGGTGCCTATTGGAACCAACGTACAAGTTAAAATACGTCATAGGCCAGTGGCTCTAGGGTTTACTTTAGCTAACTGGAATCAGCCAGTTATATTTGAACTGAAGTATCTTGCTCCTATAGTTAGTTACATGCTTAAGCGAGCAGAAGAACTTAATACAGAATCCGCGGTATCTAAAGAAGCCGCCCGTGGACATATGCGCGACTTTTTAATTTTGATGGATCAAGAGTACAGACAGCGGTCTAGAGCAAATAGTGGATGGTATGCAGGGCAAAAAGGCGATCCGAAAGTGAGAGTGTAGAATGCAATCTGTAATTTACATTTCGACCCCTACTAAAACTTACGCCGACATTTTACCGTATGTTACGCCTTTTGCTAATACTATACCTGATGAGCTTGCTATAGAGTTTATTCGGCAAGCAACAATTAGATTTGCTCGTGAAACAGGGGTTCTTCGTGACATTGCTACAATTAACGCAGAGCCAAACGTTTTAAATTATAATGTTTATACGACTGAATCTTATACAATAGATAGAGTTGTAGGGGTTACTTTTTCTAAAGATTTTATAAACCCAAAAATTGAGTTCACCCCTCCAAATCATATAAAAATTTCACGAAGTGTCAGCAAACCACAGCATGGGCAGGTTGAGTTGATAGTGGTTCCAAACCAAAGTTGCTTTACGATAGAAGATGCGTTGTACGAACTACATGCGAAAGACATAGCAGCAGGAGCGTTAGCTGAAGCCCATAAGTTGCCCGATCAACCATTTACGTCTTTAGATATGGCGATTATGCGCGATCGTGAGTTTAGGGCTGCGATTAATAACGCTAGAACTCGTGAACTTAAGAAAGGCAGCGAACGGTCGCTTTCTATGAAAGCCCCAAGATTTGTATGA